TCACGCGATGAGGAACTGACGGTCTTGCTACTCTTGTTCATGTTGTCGGCAAACTACCATGCAGGTGGCGACGCGGAGGGGCGTGGTATCGTGTCGGAAATGACGCGGACCACGCTGCAACAGTCGGGGCAGGTCTACGCACAACGCAGGGCGGAGGAGCTAGCTAGCCGCACCGTGGCCCGTGCCAGGGAGGCAGTGCGAGGGGCTGGCCCTGATTCGCTGATCGGGGGTACTGGGATTACACGACTTGTTACGGGTGATGAATCTACTTCTAACAGCACTAGTGCCACTAAGAACAACGCTCCGGTAATCAGTGAAGTGACGATTATCGTTGATCGGGCTTTCTCACCTAGTGACGTCATACGCGACGCGGTGACAGAAACGACTGCTGCCCAGTCCATTGGTGCAGAGACGGCGATGAAGCTGGACCCGTTTGGACTATCTAACGACGACATCTGGATAACGGAGTACGATGCCAAGGTCTGTCCGATATGCAGGCCCTTGCACGAAAGGAAACGCGAAGTATGGGAGGCTCAATTCCCGGACGGCCCTCCGGCCCATCCGAACTGCCGCTGCACGATCCAGTACGCGAATCGGGCGTTGGCGAGGTTCTCTGGGTGAAGGTGACGGAGTACGTCCGCCGGGACATCCCTATCTGCCCGAAGTGCCGGGTGGTTATGATCCGTCGCACGAACAACGGGGCGATAGGCTACTATCGCTGCCCGGAGTGCAATTCACGTTGCAAGTCGCGTGATACCCGTATTGGATAATCCCACTTCTCTAGTAGACCCAGCATCCCGTGCCCCTCTATCCTGCGGGCATGGGATTATTCTCCGCCAAACTTGAGAAGGGCGTTCTCCACGAACAGGTGTTCACGGAGTCGGCTGTTCCCAACGTAGACAGCGGCATCATCCCAGGGGTCAAGGTGTTGGGACGCAACTCCCAGCGTGGCCGGGTCTACACGGACGAAGCCATGCGAACTGCGGCACCACTCTACGAGGGTGCCATCGTCAACATCGACCACCCCGATGAGAAGCATCCAACGATCAGCCGTGGCCTGCTCGAAGGGTGGGGCGTTCTCAAGAACGTCACCGTGGGGAACGACGGCGTGATGGCCGACCTCCACTACTTGGCAGAACACCCAGCCACGCCGGTCTTGTTGGAGCGAATCAAAAAGGGGTTCCCCATCGGACTGAGCCACAATGCAGACGGGTCGTTCCGTCGCAAGGGTGGCAAGACAATCGTCGAATCTATTGGCGTCGTTCGGAGTGTTGACCTTGTCAGCAAGCCCGCGACCAACTCAACCTTATTCGAGTCGGAAACACCTGACATGAAAACAACCACCGTCCGTAGCATCTTCACCGCTCACAAGTCACGCTACCCCAAGATGGCCCGGTTGCTTGAGGAGATGATGGCTGACCCCATCATGGCCGATGCCGTAACTGAGGCACCGGTTGAGGAAACCGCGTCCCCCGAGGACCAGATGAAGGAGGCCTTCAAGGCTGCTATCGTCGCGGCGTTCGAGGACGACTCTCTGGACATGCAGGCCACGCTCGACAAGATCAAAGAGGTCTTGGAGTCCTACGAAACCGTCAAGTCGGAAGCGGCCATCGAAGACCCTGCTCCCACCGAGGAGGCTGCCGTCACCGAATCAATCGCCGCTGCCGTCAAGGCTGGCATGAAGCCGCTGCTCGAACAGCTTGGCAAGCTGGACCGCAAGGTCGCCATGCGTGACCTCTTGGACAGCCGGGGCATTGCTCCTGCGAGCCTTGGTTCGCAACGCCTCACGCTGCTTGAGTCCCAGAAGGACGTCGCGGCAATGGAAGCCCTCATTGAAAGCTGGCCACCTGCCGTAACGAACGGCTACCGACCAGCCCAGCCATCGAACCGCAACCAGAACAAAGACCAACCGCTGCCCCGTCTAATCGACCTCCGTCGCTAACCCCGAACCAACCCGTCTTTACCTATTAAGGCAAAATCATGAGCAATCCACAAACCCGTCCCAAGTCCGACCGGATCGTCTACATGGCGACGTCTGCGTCCCTGGCCATCAATCCGGGCGATGCCTTGTACGAGGCGGGCGGCACGGTTTACCCCGCGTCGAACCTTGCTGATCTTGGTAGCGAGGCTGCCAACCAGAAGCAGTTCGCTGCGATGTTCTTTGGTATTGCCAACGGGCAGAAGCTATCAAGCGACACTTCGACCTCAGCGATCCCAGTGATCGTAGGCTCGGAGGTCAAGGTCAACCTTATCGCTGCTGCGACGGTTGCCGTGGGCGACCTGATCGGTATCGACGAAGCCACGTCCGGCACGGCCCTGACCGACCAGACGTTCGTCGCTGTCACAACCAACGACGCGGCTGTCGGTCGCGTAATCGAGGCTGGCACGTCGGTAACTTCCGCTTGGATTCAGCCGTTCGACCCCGTGGTCGAGCGTAAGAATTCCTTGTTCGGTGGAGTCGTTGCCCAGACGATTGCCATGAACGACGCGGCGGTCGTACTGACCAAGGTTCCAGGCACACCCGCCGGTACTGTGTTGTACGGCTCCTGGTTGCTGGTCGATCCCGAAGGCAACACGGAAATCCTCACATTGCCTCCCGAAGCTGACTGTGCGGGTGACCTCCTGCTCATCAAGAACACGGGCGGCGAGACGATCACGCTCAACAACGATGCTGCGGCGACCATCGCGACCATCGCTACATCCGAGACCTGTTTCGCGATGTGCGACGGCGTTACCTGGACCGTCATGCAGCACGTATTCACCACCTAAACCAACCACTATCCCCGGCCTAACACAGCCCCAACAGGAACTTGTACTATGTTTACCTTTAGCGAACTCCGTAGCACGTTGGAGGCCCACGTCAATCAGCTTGGACCTGGATTGCAGCCGGGGCGTGGCCATCGCTCCTTTGTGGAGTCTTTTTACGAGTCAATCGGCCTGATGCGTCGTAGGAACCCTGACGACGACACAAGTACTCTAATTGAGTCCGTCGATCATAAGTCGGGCCGCAAGACCATCGCCCCGAATAGCCACAAGCCGGAGCTGTATTCCCTGCCGATTTTGGCCGAAGCTATCGGCGGGCGTGATTTCCTGGAGAGCTTCAATCCCAAGGGTGGTGACATGATCCACCTGTTGGAAGCTGGCCCAGGCGTTGACCCAACTGCATTCCTCAACATCAACACGTTCTCCGCCACTGTCGGCGGGCTGATTGAAGCGAAGATTCTCGACCCGTTCGAGAACAACGCCTTCATCGGTGACGAGTTGTTCGAGACGATCCCGACCTCCAAGAACGGTGAGAAGATGATCGGCACCCACGGCTTCGGCGCCACAGACGGCGACGGCACTCGTGACCCCGGTATGCCTCACGGTCGTGCCCAGTTCGGTGAGCGATGGGTGTCCACACCTGCGTTGACCGAAAAGGCTCTGGCCTGCGAGGTCACTCAGGAAGCTGTGTTCTACGACCTGACGAACGAAGTGTTGCAGCAGGCCAACGGCGTAGGTGAGATTCTTGCCTACGGTCGTGAGAAGACCATGCTCGACCTGTTCTGCGGTGGCACCAACTCCTACAACTACGGTGGCACGGCGTACGATACGTACCAAACCGCAACCCCGTGGATCAATACCCACACCAATCCTTTGCAGGATTACTCGGACATCGACAACGCCATAGCGTTGTTCGAGGATATGACCGACCCGGAAACGAGTCGGGAGATCGTCGTGCTGCCAGACACCATCGTTCACATGCCTCGCAACGCGAGCCTGTGGCACCGGACCCTGAACAGCACCGAGACTCGTGAGGTGTCCAACACCAACACGACCACGCTCTCAACGCCTCCTCCATCGGTGTCGTCCAGCTACAAGCTGCTGTCGTCCACCATCCTTCGGAACCGGATCATCGCAAGTTTGGGTGAGTCGAAGGCCGACGCCCAGGAATACTGGTTCATCGGTCAACCGACCAAGTGTTTCAAGTGGATGGAAGCATGGCCCGTCCGCGTGACTCCTGCCAGCCCGAACGAGTTCGTGATGTTGGACCGTGGCCTCGTGGCCGCATACTTCGCCAACTATCGCGGCGTGGGTGCGGTTGTTGAGCCACGTTACATGGTTCGTAATATCGCCGCAACCTAAGAGACATCATGGCTAAACGCAAACCAAAAGTAGAAGACACTACTCCCCCTACTCCTCCTGAGGCACCCCCCAAGCCGAAGGAGGACGGGTGGTGGAGTGTTACCATCCCTCGCTGCTTGCTAGGGACGCACATCATCCAAGCCCCCACGGCTGACGATGCCCTCAAGGTGTATTGCT